GACACCTTCAACGCAGTCGCTGCTGGAGACGTAACTCCGAATCTGGCGACCAAGGGCGACTTGGTGAACATCACCGCAGACGCGAAGATCGCGTCCTGCGACATCGAAATATTCGTAGCGAGCATCTAATGGGACAGATCACAGTCACTGCCTGGAACCGACAGGTCACCGTGGATTTCCCTGGTGACCTGGACGGCGTCGCGCCAGTCGCCTTCGCCAACCAGTACCGGTACGAAGAGACCCTGGTCGACGACGACGGCAACGAGACCCCCAACCCAGACAGCATCGAAGACTTCACAATCTACAAGATATTTGAATACATCTGTGATGTGGTGATGGCATACGAGGTCGCCACGTCAGTCGAGTCTGCAAAAAAGATCACCATCGGTGATATCGAGACGAAGTTCGCGACTATCGATCTCAAGATCGAGGAGAACTGAAATGGCGCATGATCCAAATTATCCCGGCGGTCCCGATGGGGGGTGGTACTTCGGCGAGCATCAAGGCGCTAAGGGTTCTACGCGGCCTGGATTCAGCAGCGGCGGGATGAAGCAATACACTACCCAGGGCGGCAGGACTCAGCGCGATCCAAGCATGCCGCTGCACGGCAAGACGGCGACCTTCCAAGGTCTAGGTTCACCTGCACCCCCCGGTCAGCCCCAGGGACCGATCACCGATCCCCTGGGTCAATACGGTCGACCCCAGGGAGGTGTGTCGTACCAGTTGCCCTACGTCGATGTCCCTGAGTTTGAATCCGCTGGGGATTGGAGCGCGGATGTCGAAGCGGAGATGATTTCGAGCTACAAAAGGAAAGTGCCCGACACGTCTTGGTCGGATCAGAAAATCCTGAGCGAGATCGAGAAGGCAGAGACCAGTTGGTCTTCCGATGACAAGGGTTCTCCATATCGCGAACCTGCAGTTAAAGCGATCCTGGCGCAGCAGGCTGGCGAGGAGGAGGCTCATGCAAAATACTGGAATGAGTACCGATACGCCCAGGGTCTAGACTTCCTCAATCAGCGGTTCGAGAATGTCATGGGGCAACTCGCCGGGTACGGCGACCAAGAGTCCAAGGACATCCGGCAGCAGTTCACCCAGGCCCGATCGAAGATGGAGCAGTCTGCCATTGGCACCGGGTTGTCGGGGACCACAGTCCGCGGTGCCGAGTTTAGGGGGATTCAGGCCGAAGAGGCGACAGCGATAGGGCGTGCGAGGGAACAATCGATCAAGACCCGCCTGGGATACGAGTCCCTGCTGACCAGCGACATCGTCAACTTCGTCAAGGATCGTACCGACACCTACCCCGACGTCGGAGCGATGGCGAATCTCTACTTCGGATACGGGAGCGGCGGGAGCGGTGCGGGTCGTGCTCAAGAAGCGAACACCGGGGGATCTGCTGCGGCGGGAATCGGTGCGGGTCTCGCGCTTGCATTCCTCTGCTGCTGGATCTTCATGGAGGTCTACGGCAAGGAACTCGACGAGATCGTCCGACGATACCGCAATGAGAAGATGACGCTGCGGAACCGGAGAGGGTACTACCGGATGTCCGAATTCCTGATCCCCCTGATGCGGAAGTCTTGGGTCTTGAAGCAGATCGTCCGGTACGGGTTCTGCGAACCGCTCCTGGCGTACGGTCGGTGGTACTATGCCCACGAGGTGCGGACCCCGTCGATCTGGCGGCACCTGGGTTGGGTGTTCGCTCCGGTGAAAGCGTTTTGGATGACCACCCTGGATGTTCTGGGTGGCAGCACGGAATTTGTACGAAATAACGGCGAGGCTATCTGATGGCAATTGAGGTCAAGCACCGCCCAGCGCCAGAACTCCAGATGGAGATGTCGGAGTATGCCGGTCAGGGTCAGTACCGAAAGTGGTTGGCAGACTACAAGTCCAAGCAGGAGCAGGCTAAGACTGCGGCCTTCCTGTCAGCATTTGGGCAGGGGTCCAAGATCGGTCTAGCCCGGCGGGCGGAGAATCAGGCTGGTGCCATGCAGACCCAGCGATTCGAGCATGAATCGGGGATGCAGGGTGGGCGGAACGCGGCGGCGACTGAAGCGGCGAGGTTGAGGCGTGCGCACGAATTGCAGATGCAGAAGATGCGAATGGTCCAGAGAGGGCTGGGTGCCGCGCAGACCGTCCAGAATAATACAGCCCTGATCGATGGTGCCAATGAGCAAGGAAGCTATCCCATCGAGAGATTCGTCCACAGGAACACGCGGCGGAGACTTGGGGGTACACCGTACGGTCTGTGGTCGGACGGTGACAAAGCGCAAGCGGCGCAGATGGTTCGCAACATCTACCAGGGTGGAACAACCCAGGAGGGACTGTCGGGCGTATACGGACAGCAGTTCAACCAAGCGATGAATCTTGGGAAACAGAATCAGCAGCGAATTGGGGGGTATAGTGCCGGGAGTCCTGGTGGTGTCGGCAACGCCAGGACACAGGGGGCACTTGCGGTTTTCAAGAATCAAGTCAGGAGGGAACTTTCTGGTCCTTTCTCAAACACGGCGCAGGAGGGGGTCAAGGGATTTCAGTCGAAGGTCGCCAACGGTGAGGTGATCATCAAGGCCCAGGGCACCCCAGGAATGCCTGGATATGTCCCGGCGATCAAGGGCACGGGAACTGGGCAATTCTCTGCGTTTTCCGACGACGAGAATAAGGTGTATATGACGGGACCGGAGGCGGCGGCGGGCATTCGCGGGATGCGGAGTAAGCTCGCAGAGCAGTTCCGGCGGGAGGTGGACAGTGGTGCCCAGGAGCGGATGAAATCTTCCTGGCAACCTGATCACCGCCCGGGCACCCCCGTCGATAAGCAGTGGTGGAAAAGGACCGTCGATGGGGTGGAGGAGTTTGAACAAAGAGACAACGTCGCTCCCGGCGCTTTCGCGGATGAATACAACTCTGTGCCGCGTGGCAACCTTGATCAGATGAATCAAGAGGACGAGGGTCTCAACGAGATGCGTCTTCCGTATGTCGAATCCTGGAAGGCGTTCCAGACTGACCTCAGCCTTCAAGGGTCGATGACCAGGGAGGAGTGGATAGCTGAATTGAGAGAGAACGGTTACGACAAATGGCATTACGGTCCTGGGAAAGATGACTTCATCGAAATGCCAGAAAATGGTTGGTCGAAGGGCGCGCCGTTCCCCGGCATCCCCATGGAGGGAATGGATCCTTCACGCGGTTGGGACTACGACCCGCATCAGGTTAAGGAGCATTGGGAGACGAATGCAGACGGGACTCATACTAGGTCGTACAGGCGAAAGTGGATGGTCGCGCCCACATCGTACCACAACAGCAAAAACCAGAATCTTGATCGAAATCGCAACCGACTACATCGACGAATGCAACAACAGGCAATGGAAGGTGGTCCAGGTGGAGAGGATGGTCGTGGGGAATCTCAGGCGTGGAAGGCATACGTCGACAAGTACGGACACGCTCCCGACTTAGATCTCCAGAAGAAGTTCCTGAACTGGGAGGCGAGGAAGCAACTTGATAGCGAAAACAAATTTCTGGGACCGAAGGATGTCGAGAGAAAGAACATCGTCGACCTCCGCAGGGAACCGCTCGACGACGATGATATGCGTACGCTCGGCGTGGCGATGGAGGCCCAGAAAGATAATTTGATGACTCCCGCGAAGTGGAAGACCCTTAGACCGGATCGCAAAGCAAAGTTCCGGCGACTCTTCCACTTACTCGACCTGCAGTCGGGTTATGCGGATGCCTATCCAAAAGAGAGGGAAGCGCTGGAGTGGGTTACCTACAGCGGGGACGATTGGAAAGATCCCAATGTCCCGGCACCGGACGCGGGGGACGATCCACCTCCACCACGACTCCCTAGGGGAATCGGACCGGAGGGTACAGATCCTCAAATGATTGTTACCGAGGGTTATGGGATTTACGGAGAGACCCGGCAAGAGGTGTCTAAAAATCTCCCTTCAATCGCAAAGGGATGGGCTATCCGCGTCGGCGACAAAGGGCGGTTGATGTACCTCGAGAACCCCGACACCGAAGCGAGGCACACGAAGGAGACACCACCACCCCCCGAGCGACCAGATCCGAACATACTTGATCCGAATACGAATAGAGAACCGCCGCCGCCGCCGTCCGCTGGCACCCAGTTGGCGAGACCAGGGCAGAGTCAGGCCGACGCAAACAGGATGGCAAATGAACCAGACGCGGTGTCGAATCAGAAAGGACTCAATGAGATCAGGAGGTGGGCCTACACTCCCGAGGCTAGTAACGCAGATCGCCAGAGGATGATTGAAGTGGACCAGATCTGGAAAAAGCACTCGAGGAGTAAAAACCCGACCTTGAGTATCAACCGGTCGAAAGACCGTGAGCGATTCTTCCAACTGGTTATGGCACTGAACAAGACATACGGAAGAAGACCGAGGAGCACACCCGCCGTACCTGACACCCCCCGTCCAGGCTCAGGACCGATGCCTTAATGCCACCTCCTGAAAGTCCAAAAGCAGACGCGAACCAGTTCTTCAGCGACGTGCTGAACTGGGAACCCGATCCCGAGCGGGACACCTACCCCGAGAATCTCCTGGGTACGTCCGCTTGGATGGACACTCTCGTCCCGAGTACCGGGGTGTTCGGTGGCGATCCTGTGCCCGAACCGTTGCCGACGACCGCTGGGGATGTCGCGGGTTTCTTCTCGGATGTTCTTGGAGTCAGCGCGGCGGACGAGGACATCAGGCGGATCTACGAGGCTTCAAACCGACTTCTTGGCACCCAGCGTGAGTCACCTTCTATGGGTGCCCTGGAGATTCGCGAGATCCAGGAGGGGATCGCCTTCCTCCAACAGTACACCGCCACGGCGGAGAAGGCGGGGACGGTTAAGTGGGAGGAGGCTTCTCGCGAAGAGCGGCAATCCATGTTCAACGAGTACCGTCGCGGACAGGGACTCGCGCCACGGACAATGCGATACAAGTCCCCGTCTTCGATGGGGAGATATCACAGCGACCCCGAGATGCGGACGAGTGGTCTCAAGGGGCTGTCGCAAGATCTCGGTACGGGAACCCTGGGCGATCTCGGCACCCGGCGGGATGCCCCAGAGTGGTGGAAGGGATGGGCAGCAGATCGTGAAGACACCGGATCGATGGGGCGTCTGCAACAAGCAGGCAAGACGCTGCCGTTCTTGTCAGCGGCGAAGGATCTCACTTTCCTCCCCCAGGTGCTCGCCTCCTCCCAGCGTATAGAGGATGCAATCGACAACGGGAAAACCGGCAGTCTGGCGGACTGGCGAATACTGCTTCTGTTCGCCCAGGACCAAGCGGAGGTGTCGCGGGGCGAGACCTGGGGTCGGTTCGCTGGCGACGTGACGCAAATGGCAATTTCGTTCGGAGGTGAACTTGCTGCTATGGGGATGGGTGCCAGGAGGTTGGTCACCGAACCGGCGAAGGCGGCAGCGAAGCAGGGTGCCAAGAAGAGGATCAGGAAACTTATCGTCAGGGCGATAGAGAGCAAGCTCGCACGAAAAGCCGCGAAAGTTCCCATCCTTGGTGCCATCGGGACCACGGCGGCAGTCGCCCTTCCGTTGACTGTCGGCTCGCCCCATCGGATCGTAGCCTCCGCGCTCAGGAGCTATATCCCGCAGACGATGATCAGCGAGATGTCCTCGGGTGATCTCGAACTGTTCATGTTCAAGGACGAGGACTACAACACTATCGGCAAAGCGTTGCTGCACGCGACCGGAGACACCTACATCGAACTGTTCTCCGAGATGTCCGGTGGTCGGCTTATCGGTGCCCCCGTCTCGAAGCTTCTAGGCACGATAGGCAGCAAGGTTGCCGGGTCATACGGCAGACGAATCACCGCCGGGGGATATCAGGCCGCGAAACCGAAACTGATCAACGGTCTCATTAAGAGATATATGTACATCGATGGACTGGCGAGAGGTAAGGCCCAGTCCAAGGCGATGGGTGTGCTCCGCACGATGGGGTTCCACGGCATCCTGGAGGAGATCGGTGAGGAATACCTGGGCGACGCGATGCGGGCGACTTTCGAGGTCCAGGGTGCGAACTGGGACGACACCTACGAGGAGTGGCAGAAGAAGGGGCACTTCCTGAAACAGATGGTCGGTTTCGCTCCGATGATGGCGGGTGCCAGGGGAGCGGGCGCTGCCCTCTCTGGTGCCCAGAGAATCAGTGGTTCAAGAAAGCGAAGGGAGGGTCTGGCAAAGGGGCAGCAGATCATTGCTGATCGAAAAGCCGAGGCTCAGGATGAGATCGATCGGCAGCAAGCAGTCGCCGAGGGACCGGTCGAGGGCGGGGTGCCGAGCCGGGTCGCAGTCGAGCCTCTATCACCTGCCGCGTTGGTGAATGAGAGACCGGCGGCTGCGGAGCAGATCCTGGATATCCTGGACCAGGAGGTCGAAGAGGGCGGGGTAAGTGGAAAGCAGATGCTGACCCAACACCCACCCCGCACCCTGGACAATGGCGAGGTCGTCTACGGGGAGTCCATCCTCGAGAGGCTCACCGGGCAGAAGTACGAGCGGGGTGAGGGTCGTCGGGGCAAGACGGATAAGTACCTCGACGAACTTCGGGAGCACTCCGAATCCCAGCAGCGACAACAGGCTGCGGCCCAGGTCCAGGTCGAACAGGGAGAGCAATACAAGGAGAGGCTGGAGCAGACGCAAGCGGAACTCCAGGAACAAATAGAGGGCGCTGCACCAGAAGTCGGTCAACCAGGACTCATCTCGCCGGAATCCTGGAAGCGGTGGCAGTCGGTTCCCGAAGAGGAACGCACTGCTGCGGAAGCGTCACCTGCACCCGAGAAGTTTGGGGCGGGCCTGGGTGCCCATCAGTACGATCACGGCGACATCATCGTAGATGTCAATACCGGCGAACGACTGATGGTGATCAGGACCGAGGAAGCGGTTCCGAGCGCAGACACGAGAGTTGGGGCACCCGTCGAAACGACAGAGTTGGGCTACCGTGTGCTCGATGCGGAGACGCTCCAGGACCGCGGAGTGATCAGGGAATCGGAGGCAAAAGCCGAGGAAGCTTTCGAGGCAGACATCTCGAAAAGGACGCGGGCAGAAGAGGAACGTCAGGCACTCGCGGAGGCGGTCGCCAGGGAAGAGGTGAGAACAGCAGGGGTGTCCGCTGTTCCACCTGAAACGGAAACTGCCCCCCAGGACCCGTCACGCAAGGTGCCCGCACTCGTCCAGGCGAGGTGGGGAGGGACGGGAGCGAGGCGCGTCGAGGCGGAACTGGTCGCGCCGGGTGAGTTCCTCGTCGAACAGTTGGACGAGAAGGGTGAGAGGGTGCCGGGGTGGGCGAAGCACGCTGAACAGATGGGTCGCCAGGAGCGGGCACTGATCGATCGGATGGATCGCCAGGGCGTGAAGGTCCAGTTGGTCGACACCAAAAATCCAGGCGGTCTGCCGGTCAACCGTGCCGGTCTGTTTCACAACGACACCATCTACCTCGCCCGTCAGTATCTCGATTACGAGGAAGGCGACACGCTAGAACAAGCTATCGGCAAGAGTCGACGCGCCATGCAGTCGGTCTTCGGGCACGAGATCACCCACTACGCTCAACGGTTCTTCCCAGAGGATGCCCGCCGTCTCTACGACCACCTCGCCGACCGGGATGCCGATGGGGTCCGCGAGGCATTCAAGAGATGGGCCGAGGACGAGGGACTCACTGGCGACCGCACCCTGGAGGAGATCGCGGCGAACGACCTGTGGCGCAACGAGGCAATGTCGACCTACGTCGAGAACAACTTCGCTGACGAACTGTTCTGGGGACGAGTCGCTGACGTCGGGATGCTCGGAAAGGTCAGGGACTGGTTCCGCCGGGTCTTTGCGAAGACTCTCGGTCGGCAGGTCAGAGACCCCAAGACCGGCGAGAGCAAGTGGGTGCCTGCGAGCATCTATCGCGAAGTCGATGACATGATGGCGAGAGCGGGCCGCGGTGCCACCGAGGAGGACGTCGCTGCTGCCGAGCCGATGCGTGAGGAGTTCTACGCTGCAGGTGGTGCCCTGGGAACGAAGGCGAAACCCAGGCCCGCCCTGTCGGCGGGTGCTCAACAACAGGTCAAGGCATACAAGCAGTACGGCACGAGACCCCTGGGAACCACCGGTCCTGTCATCACTCCCGAAGCGATGCACTCGCAACTCGTCTTGAACAAGCCGCCCGCTCGATATCTGTCGCCGGGAGGCGTAGCAACAGAAGTGAGATGGGAGCCGATCGTCCCGGTCCTCCCGCACGGTGATGTCGAAAAAGAACTGGCGACCCTGTTCACCGAGTACTCCGACCCCACCTCCTATCAACTCTCCCAGATCATCGGTCACCCAAAGCCTCGGGAGAGATTCTATACCACCGTCATGAAGAGCGACGCCGCTCTCCAGCAGTTTACCGAAGAGGCACAGAGTCGCTGGGGGGACATGGCGAAGTCGGCGTCATCAGTCCGCAAGACCAACGAAGGTTGGCACGTTGCCAAGGGGACACGAGCAATCACGGTCGGCACCACACTGCTCGACGCGGGGGTGCACGTTCCCAGCTACAGCCGCCTGAAGGAACAACTCGCAACAGCGTTCCAATCCGATCACCTGCTCTGGTACCAGGAGTTCGGCGAGGAGGCGAGCAAGATCGTTGGCGCTGAGAACATGGGCGAGTTTGGGGTACTGCTTGCGATCACATCCGCCAGGACCGGGGTGCGGATCAATTTCGCGGACACTCTCGCGATCATGCGGGGGGTCAGGGAGTGGGAAGCGGAGAGACTCAATCAGGGGAAGAAAGGTCTGAACCGGCAGTCCGCCGTGCCTCTCGCCAAGGCGATGAAGAACATGAAGCGGATCGACGGCAAGGGGCTGACGATCACCGGCAAGAAGGCGAAAGCGATCGCGGACTACTACACGTCCGGCGGTCGTCTGCCGAAGTGGTCGGGCTTGAAGACGACGTCCTACAACCTCACCGTGGCACATCGACACGAGGGTCGTCCTGTCGCCCTCTCGGTGCAGGATGTCCACATGGCGAGGCTCATGGGACATGGTCGCATGACCATTGACACATCGACAGGCGGCATCTTGGACATGCCATCGATCCCCGGCAGTGTCGGGTCGGGAAAAGCGTATCGGTACGCGAACTGGTTGACGCACCGCTTGGCGATCGACATGGGTGTCCTGCCAGACATGGTCCAGGCTGGACTGTGGTTCGTTGCCAAGCAGACGATGTCTCCGCTGGCGGGCAAGGTCAGAAAGCGACCCCCTCACTTGGCGGATCATCCAAGGGTAGCCGAGGGTACGGTTGAGGATGCCTTGATCTACGGAGCGGAGGAGACTGCTGCACTCAAAGGTGTGATCAACACAACGACCGCTTTCGTGCCGAACACCGAGGTCTCCTGGATCGAGAACGCTCTCTCGGGATGGCGGATCACTCCGGTCGTGTATCAGCAACTCCAGCGGACGATGGAGCAACACGCCCACCTGGGGACGGTCTCGACGCTGCCCGGCAGAAAAACCGGAGCGACCGCCGGGCTACCAAGAGAGAAAGCCGCCACACGGGTGGCAGCACAGCAAAGATTCATCGACGAGGCGGTCGATGATAACGGTAGGTTCCCGGTCCTTTGGGACGTCCTGGGGCTTCCGCACAGGGTCGAACAGAGCCGGGGATCCTGGGACCGGGTCGTCGAACCAGGGATGTTGATCACCGTCGAGGATGTCCAGATCGGTGGTGTGCCGATCGCTGCTGAGATCGTTGCGGATGTCCTGGGCTTTGGTGCTTGGCAAGACGCGACCGTCATCGAGAGCCTCCAGCGCCCAACCGAGGCGGGACCGAACAGCAACCAGACCATGCTGATCACCCTCCAAAAGGAACCGACCACCGAGGAACTGGAAAAACTGAGGCGGTCCCTCCCTTCCCACTGGTTGTACGAGTTCACCAATCGTGGCAACGAGATCACCTTCATCTACTTCCCCGACGTCAAACACACAGCAAAGCAGGAGAAGGCACGTTTCACGCAGGTTTCCAATGCGATCGATAGACACATTGAAAAGACTTTTGGTCAGACATATAATAAGTCGGTCGTTTTTACCGGATCACAACTCAGAGACAGAAAGCAAGTAAATGCTGACGGAACGTCAACAGGCACTCTTGGACACTTCCTTGGAACTTGGGTGGCAGGTTCCGCCGGACGACTCACCGATCTGGCAACGCGGCTCGGTCGTGAAGTTGGGGCACCCCTCGTCCGAGCTTATTCGCCGACAGGCAGAAGGTTCTCTTTCACACAGTTCGCCCGCCAATCCATCACCGGACACCCAGGAGTAACACAGGAAGCCCAGGAGTCGTTCGTCCTGGATTACCAGCGGGGACTCCGAGAAGGTCTGGGGTATTCGCCCTGGGGTGTCCCCTGGGAAGGCGGCGAGTTAGCGGTCAGCGGTCTCTTATCGACACCCGGTGATTGGGAGCGAGGTGAGACTCGCCGTCAAGAGGCAGGGGAAGGCGGCGCTTACGGCACGACCCCTGGTGCGAGGTCGAACTGGACGGTGTACGCGGCGGAGCAGGACAGGCAGGCACTGGTCCTCAACGCGAAGGCGACCGGGAATGACCCCAATGTGGTCTTCCACGTTACCACTGTCGAGCGGGCCGCTCGAATCATGAGCGAGGGATTTCACGTCGGGGTCACCGGACCGAACTACACCGCTCCGACGCTTAAGGATCACATTGAGGGGAAGGTGTTTTTCACCGAGAAGACCGGCGTCGGTGCGTGGTCAGCCTTCATACCCGAGGCGACGGAGATCGCAGTCGTCGCGATCCCCAGGGAGCAACTGCCGGATATGATCCTGGACCACCTCGGCACCCGAGATGCGATCGGGGTGACGTTTGGTCGGAACATCGCAAAGGCAGTGATTCCCGACCTGCTTAATCGGGGGATGAAGACGGACGTAGGAAGCCTCAAAAGTATTGTCGAATCAGAATCGCTCGAAGATGCGAAAGCAATTATTACCGAGTCGATCCGTCGTACTGAAGACATAAAAATCGAAGATGCGGTGGGGATAAATGGGAGGGACTTGGAGAGACGTCGACGTAAGCGACCTGGGGACTTTGTTCCGTTCGCCTACTCGGTGGACACCAGTGTGCTTCCCAGGAAGACGACCACAAACGATCAGCAGGTCATAGATTGGGAGCAAGTGGGTCGGGAACCACAAGACTACTCCGAGGCAATCTATCGAGCCGAACTCGAACGGACTCCTACCGACGCCGCTGCCCTGGCGAGGCAGACTGCCGCCTACGGCACCACCCCTGGCGAGCGGGGGGTGGCAACCCGAGAATCCTTAGAGGAACAGTTTGGCAATCGTGATGATGCATTTTGGGGTATTGATTATTCAGAGGAGGATGGGTCTCGTTTTGCCTCCCTGCCTGACGATCTAGCTTATTCGGGCACACAGTGCACGGGTTATGCGTGCATGATTGCCAAGAAACTCGGAGTGGATCGCGTCACGGAATTCGGATTTGGAGAAAGGACCGGGACTGGAGGATTGATCGAGGAGAAGTTGGGTGGGCATGACTTTGCCGTCGTGGACAACAGGTTCATCGTTGACCCCTGGTTGACAGAAGTCGAATCAGGACGAATCACGGCGCGGACAGGAGAAGTTGTCGACGTTCGGGGGCGGGTTGTATTCGATATGCAGGACGCTGCCGACGCCGCGCTTATCGAGAAACTTTACGGGGACCAGTCAAAGTGGAAGCGAAATACAGAGATTGAGGCGAGTCTGAGAAAAGATGAAAAGGGGGAAGGCGACGCCTACGGCACCACCCCAGGCGAGCGGAAGGCGGCACGACTGGCGACCCCATCGGTAGACGTCAGCGAGCGACTGGTCTCCCAGGATATCACCGCCGACATCTACGACGAGGAACGCAACGTCGCCTGGGACGAGCGACAGTTTCTTCCTGGTGCCGAGCGCCGGGTCGCCGAAGACCCCAAGGGCGAGACCAAGAAACTGCTCGACCAGGGACTCCTGGCGATCGAAGGTAGTCCAATCACCATCTCCCCCGAGGAGATCGTGACGCACAACCTGCTGCACAACTACTGGTACCGAAAGGCGATTGCCAGCGAAGACATCGAGGACATGAAAGTCTTCCGGCGGGTCGTCGAGGCGCTGCGGGCAGTCCGTTCAACATGGGGTGCCTCCGGTCGTCAGATGCATGACCCGACAGGTGGTCGGATCGCGGGCAACTACACCGCTCCCGTCAACCCGCTGATCAGGGGCGCTGTGCTCCGCGAAGCGATGATCGAGGGCAGCGACCGCTGGCGGACCAAGATGAACCGTGCCCGCAAGAAACTGAAGGAGGCGGGCCGAACGAAAGACAAGAACCTGGAGCGCCGGTCAAGGCGACGCATCAAGGAACTCGAAACCGACTGGGAGAAAAGTTACGGGCAACTGGTCAAGTTCCTGAAGAAGCAGGGTGTCGACGTCGACAACCTCGACGTCCTGTCACGCGACGCAATCCTCTCGCAAAAGATACTCAGCAAGATCGCTTCGCACGGTTCGACCTGGACCGACGTCCGGTTCGAGTTCTACCGCAACGCGCTCTTGTCGGGACTGACGACGACAGGGGCGGACGTAATTGGATCGGGAAGCTTCGGAATCTGGAAGGTCGGAGTTGCCAGGGGGATCGAGGCATTCGTCAACAGCCTCCGCCTCGCCACTCCTGGCATGGAGATCAACACCGACGAGGCGACCTGGGCGGAATTCAAGGATGTGATCCTGGGGATGAAGCACGGTATCGGTCGCGCGTTCTCAAATATGTGGAACGCGATGATCACCGAGAAACCCCAACTACAGCGGTGGATCGACCAGGACAACGTGACCGGCAAGTTCGACAACTTGCAGACCGCAATCAAGAACCGTGTTCTCGGCAGGGCAGTTCGCGGCATGGGCTACACGCGACTGCTGATGGCAGACGAGTTCTTCCAGACCATGGTCGTCTACATGGAGATCGGTGCCCAGGCTAGGCGGATGGCACTCGCCCCCGAGGACCCCAACACTCCCGGCGAGAACTACAAGACCGGCACCAAGGACATGGCGGATTACATCACTGCCGCCGAGAAGGACCAGCGTCACGGTGCCTGGATGAAGGCACTTGAGGTCGCTCGTCAGATCACGTTCCAGTCCAAGGGCGGACCGGCCCGACAGGCGGTCAAGTCGGTGGGCAAGACGATCACGACTGAGGGGGGCGTAGTAAGCGACTGGTTCCTGCAGTTCCAGATGCCCTTTATGGGCACACCGGTCAACATCATCGCCGAGTCACTCAGCTATTCGCCGGTCGGAATCTTCGGGCTGGCGGCGGACTGGGTTGCGCGATCGAAGACCGCTGAAGGTGTCCCCTACGCCACCGAGCGGATGGTCGTCCAGATGCTCAACTGGGCGGCGATCATGTTCCTGGTTTACAACAACGACGATGAAGACCCGATCCTCACGGGGGCGAACGACCACCTGGGTTGGAACGCGGAACGAACAGCGCGTCGGGTCATCCCCTCCAGGAGCGTCAAGATCCCCTGGACAGAAGACGAGGAGGGCAACTCTCTCTACGCTCCGTACGACCGGTTCGAGCCTGGAAGTCTTCCCATCACGCTGGTCACCGACATCGCAAACGCAATCCGCCGCGGTGAGACACCGACCGAGAAGTGGTTGGGTGGACTCAAGGCACCGATCCCCTCAGTCGCTGACACGATCGCGAACAAGGCATATCTGCAGACGCTTGGCGAACTGCAAAGGATGGCAACTCGACCCGAGGGCGGTCCCGAAGGGATGATGCGGAAGGTGGCGAAGTACTTCGCCCGGCGGACGGCGGGCTATGTCCCCAACCTCATGAGGCACGGGGTCAAGCACATCGGCGACGTCGAGCCGGAACGGCGGGTGTGGGGTCTGACCGACGAGGAGTTTTACGAGAGACTCCTCGACCGGACGATCCAGGGAGCGGACCTGTTCCCCTACCTGAAGCCCGATCACGAGAGGTTCGACGCCTGGGGTTACCCGGTCGAGAAAGCCGATGAACTCCCGTTCATGGGTGCCTGGGTAACTCGGATGATGTTTCCTGGTCGGATACAGCGGGAGAAGTGGTTCGTCGGTGACGAGATCATCACCCGCTGGAACGAGCAGAACCCACTCGACGACAAGCACTTCCCTTACCTGCTCGACACCTACGTCGACCCGAAGTCGGGCAAGAAACGATCGATGACCAATCCACAAATGGAGGAGGCACAGTTCACGATCGGAACGCTCCGCCGTCACTCCATGGAACTGTCGGCTGAGAACCTCACCGAGCAGGATCTGGAGAACCCGAGCGAGGACATCCTCAAGATCGTGGAGCAGTCCAGGTCGACCGGTTCCACCCTGGGGCGGAACCTCTTGGTCGCCAAGTGGCACAAGGGTCTGAAGTCGATGCCCAACCTGGAGGATGCCGCCCGCCAGAGGCACGAGGAACTGATTGCCTACCATGGAAAGGCGCTCGGTCGCAAAGGACCGGGGAGGTGGACCTCTGCCGCGAAGCGGAAGTACAAGACCCAGGAAGCTTGGGCCGAGGCGGTCGAGACCCATGCGAAGAACCTGGAGACATCCAGGACATGGTTGCAATCGAGACGAATTCCCGTGCGAGCTATCGAGCGGGCAATTCCCCGGCGGGGCACAGTCCTCCGCCGCCGTCTGCGTGAGTATTCTCAGGATATGCAATAACGGTTTGACACCTCACTTCAGGCCGTTATAGTGATGCCCGCCGCATGGATTGCGGCTGAACCGGCAGGATGCCGGGGGCGTCGCTTATACCCTGGGAGGAAGACCAATGCTCGTGCTGACGCGAAAGGACGGGCAGTCCTTGGTGCTTACTGACAAGCAAACCGGACTGTCCATGACGGTGACTGTGGTGCGGATCCACGGGCAGACCGTCAAGTTGGGGATCGAAGCCCCCAAGCATATCACTGTTCTTCGGGATGAATTGGTATTCGACCCCCGACTTGACGGGTAGAGGAACGAGACAATGCAACTGCTTACGGACCTGTACCTCACCTGCGCGGACCTCGCAGTAGACGATAGGCAAGAAGGTCTCCTGCGGGGGATGCTCACCGGGTATCACGAGCGGTGGTCGGAGCGGACCAGAACGATCACACTGTTGGAGACGGAGGCGGTCCTGACATCACCGCTGCGAAACCTGGACACCGGCAGGGCCAGTCGGTCCTTCTCCCTGGCGGGCAAGGTCGACAAGATCGTCGAGATCGACGGGGCGATCACCATCGTCGATCACAAAACGACCTCGCAAAACATCATCGATCCGGCAGCGCCGTATTGGCGTCAACTCCAGGTCGACAATCAGGCCCAGTTCTACTGGTGTCTGGCGTTGTCCAACGGCCTGGAGGTCAAGAACGTCATCTGGGACGTCGTGCAGAAGTCGTCTGCCCGACCTCGCAAGTTGACCAAAGCGGATCTCAAGACCGTTACGAATGATGGCATCTATTGTGAACGGCAGTGCTCCGAGGCGGCGATCTCTCACGCGATCAGCGAGGGCACCGAGAATCCCGAACTCTTCGGGTGGAGGATCGCGGCCCAGGAGATGATGAGGTATCAGCGGGTCACCCTGCCTCGGACGAACGAGGAACTGGTCGAGTTCAATGCCCAGACCTGGGACATCTCCCAGGACATCCTGGGGACGCGGAGATCGAATCGGCACCACAAGAACCCGAGCGCATGCCTGCTCTACAACTCGCCCTGCGAGTACCTGGGTGTGTGCTCGGGGCACGACACGATCGATTCACACAACTGGATGAGCGTCGAATCGGTGCACCCTGAACTCGGCGACGAGGTTCCGGTCGAGGATTCGATCACCAACTCACGGTCGACCTGCTTCCTGACCTGTCGACGCAAACACATGTACCGTTACGAACTCGGAAGACGCAGAGTGAAAGAGGAAACCAAGGAGGCTTTCCAGTTTGGAAATGCGTGGCACCACCTGATGGATCAGTGGTGGACGCAAATTTGTGAGAGGGCATAACTATGCCAAGCGCAGAGAAGGGTCAGCGGTCATCGCGGTCGCCCGCCCTGGCGCGAGACTTCTTGAAAGAGATCTCGACCGCCATCACGAGTCGCCCGTCAGCGGGTGTCATCTACGGACCGGCAGGTGCGGGGAAGTCGTCGACGACTGCCCATGCACTGTCGCCGGTTGTCCAACCGTTTGCGGCGGAGAACACCTGGGGGCTGCTGAAGCAGTCAGGTGCCATCCCCAAGGATCTCGCAGTCCTGCCACCGGCAGAGACCTGGGATGATCTGCTGGGTGCTCTCGATCAGTTGATCGAGGGGAAGCACGAGTACAAGACGTATGTGCTCGACACCCTGGCGTGCGCGGAGCGTCTGTGCCACGAGCACGTCTGCAACCGCGACTACGCGGGCGACTGGTCGGATCGTGGATTCATGGGTTTTCATCGCGGCTTCGATGGGGCACTGGGCGACTGGAGGACGCTCATCGAGCGACTCGATGCACTGCGGGATGCTCGTGGAATGGGAATCATCCTGGTCGGTCACGCGACGGTGAAGTCGATGCGTGATCCCAGGCTCGCACCGTTCGATCGGTGGACCGTCGACCTGCACCCGAAGACCTGGGCGATCACGTCCAGGTGGTGCGACTACGTCTTCTTCGAGACGTTCCTCTTCGACACCACTGAGGACGGCAATCGGACTCGGGGTCACGGTGGTGATGAGCGAGTAATCTACTCAAATCTCGATGCGAGTTACGAGGCGAAAAACCGCTTCGGGATTAAGGAACCAATTTCCGCTGGCGACTCGGCGAAGGAAGCTTGGTCAAACATCGTTCGCGCGATCAGCGCGTCGAAGAACGGAGGTGAGTGATGCCGGGTTACGACGAAGGTGTGCACTCGTGCACGATTGTCTCCCAGGGGTTCGGGACGACCAAGAACGGAACCGAGTACTTCGGCCTGATCGTGATGCCCCAGGGCGGGCAGTACGAGCGGGAGGTTTCGCTCTGGGTCAACTCCGAGCCGAACATCGAGCGGACGACTGACCGCCTGAAGTCCCTGGGCTGGGACGGCGAGGATTGGACGACGCTCAATCCCGCCGCCCAGGACGGTCACAGTTTCAAGGGGGTGACCGTCACCCTGGTGAACCGTCACTCTGAGAAGGGGTACGACAACTTCGATTTCCCTGGACCGCCGCCGACCGTCAGGGTTGGCAGCAACGACGAGTTGGCGAAGAAACTGAACCGACTCACCAATTCGGGGAAGAAACCGGCAGTGACAAATGTGTCACCGGCAGTGACAAATCCGTCACCGGTCGCCGATGAGGAGGTGCCGTTCTAGGTTGTGGCAACGGTGAGTGGCGACACCAGGGTTCGAGTCCCTGGCACCGTTCTCCTGGGTGTTTGAAGGCACCCAAGATCTGCGGTCAACTGGTCTCTGTCAGGTTGGCAACATACACGCAGACAGCAGGGTGAGGGTGCTGCACCAGTCGGCAATGCCGAGGGGTTCGGGTGAAGTGGAAAGCAGCATTGCCCAATAGACTGCGACCGACTACCTAACTGGAAACCTCAAAGTGATGATCACTTTAGGAAGACAGGGGGTGGAGGGAGCGACAGGGATCGGTACGCCCCGACTGTGATCGATCAGATCGTTAACCCACACAAATACGAGGACGATGCTATGAGTTGGGACGCAATCACAGACTTCCTGGAGGAGGCCGAACTGACCGTCCTTTCGGCGGACGGGTTGGAAGACGCGGCGATCGGCGTCGCGAAGAACCCCGAGGTCGACGAGATGATCCTGGTGTACTCGATCGAGAAGTGCCTGGAGATCCTCCAGGAGACCAACGAGTGGACGCTCGATCAGGCAATGGAGTACTTCGACTTCAACACCCTGGGTGCCTACGCGGGCAAGGGCACCCCGATCTTCGTCCACCTGATCCACGACAGTTCGCCTTTGGGCTATGGGGGGAACGGTGAAGATCACAGCACTTGAAATCTACCTCGCCTATCCCAGGAAGGTCGCCCGCATTGCCGCCATGGCAGCGATCACCAAGGCTCTGGGTAGCACCGAGCATCCGATCGATCCTGTCACGCTCCTGGAGCGGGTGACGCACTATGCTCGCCACTGCAAGTCCAAGGAAAAGCAATACGTCCCACACCCGGCGACATGGTTCAACAGGGGGAGCTACTTCGACCTGGACGACGACCCTGATGCTTGGCCCATCGGGCCGGATATCCCTGTTGCCGAGGCATGGGGAATGATTGTCGAGGTTGTTCGGACGGTCGGTCGTCACACACCTGGGGCGACGAGAACTCCAGGTGACGTCCTGCCATCTTTTGTCTACGATACCGTCAAGAAGATCGGCTGGAACAAGTTCTGTGACATGACCGAACGTAATCGAAACGATATCAAGGAACAGTTCCGTATCGCATACGAGCGAGACGGGGGACAAATTCATGGACGAAATAGAGAGACGATTGACCGCTCTCGAAGGGAAGGTCAAGATGGAACTCGGCAACGACAACGCGACCGGTAATGCGTGGCGGGTAATCGATGCCAACTCGGAGCGGTTGAAGAAGATTGATGATGTTATCTGGAAGGGAAACGGCAAGGACGCTCTGGTCACGCAGTTGGTTCGGCTGCGAACGGAGATACGGACGATCGCCCTGGTGCTCGGCATTATGATGCCGGTCGCCGTCAAGGTCATCGACGTGCTATGGACTTCACACGCACACTAATAGTCCTGACATCATTGGTGTCCGCCCTGGTTGCTGGACCTAAGTCCGCCAGCGTCCAAGTGGGCGGGTGCTCAGGCACAGTCGTCCAGGTCACCGGTCGGACTGCCTGGATCATCTCTGCAGAACACTGTTCACGTCAGGTCGGGTCGCCGAGGGTCGAGTCCTCGTTGGGTTGGTCTTCAAGCGCAGTCCTCCGACACTCGGACAAACGACTCGACCTGGCGCTTTACTCTACGAAGCTCCCGAAGGGGGCGACCCAGGATGCCGTCTCGATACCTGGGTCGATGCCGAAGGGGACACCGGTCGCCTGGGGGTATCCCGGCGGCAAGGGTCCTACCGAGGCGACCCTGGTCTCCACGGGTTCACGGGAGTTCTCCAACATCGCAATCCCGAAGGCGACCTACGATGTCCTCAAGGGTCGATTCCGCAACGGGTCCAGCGGCGGCGGGGTGTTCGTCGGTGATTCCCTGGTGGGAGTCCAAACCCATGGAAAAGACGACAAAGAGGTGTATGCGACCTCATTAGCCGATATCCGAGCCTTCAGTTTCGCCTCTAAGGCACGTTGTGGGGTCGACCTGATACCTGGGTCATCCGATTTATCGAGTCCCCTGAAGAGCGACTCAGACCGGACGGCAGCGATCGCAGAGATCCGGCGGCTCCTGAAAGGTCTCCAGGCAAAGCCCGGTCCTCCTGGTCCCCAGGGAGCACCTGGACCGGCGGGTGCGGATGGAATCGCTGGCAAACCAGGACCCCCAGGTGCTAACGGAATCGACGGCAAAGATGGTCCTGACTACGATGTGTTGAAGCGGCGTGTCCAGACCCTGGAGCGCCGCGTGATTGAATTGGAAACGTGGCGAACAAACT